ATACCTGCCGATGCTGATCAGTAGATACTTTGAGCACTGTGACAGCAAAAATGGCCTGAAAGCTGTCACAGTGGTGCCAAAATTACCGACCACTGTGACACATCATCATGGTGGGTCTGTCACAGTGCTCTTACCGGTAACTGAATTTTATTGGAGAAGGCTTAGGATGAGCAAGCGGAAGATCAGGGCGGTCTGGCTGACCGTAGAGCGGGTGGCGGAGTTGATGAACTGCTCCACTCGCACAGTATGGAGATACGTTAAGAGAACCAGTATGATGGTACACAAAGAGCAGATAAAGCAAGGCAGCAGTAAGATCATGAAGTCTTTCCTGCTGACCGACCCGGAGATCTATGCCAGGGAGATGGCAGACTGTGAGAGCAGGGGCCGGATACCTGACGAGTTCATTGAAACCTGTATCGAGGTCGATGGCAGGCTGCTGAACAGTGCCCTTGTCTACAAATATAGGAACGCAACTGCGGAGGACGGTGATTACTATGCAACCTTATGATGTCACTCCAGAGGAATACGCCGCATTTTACGAAGAGCGCTTCCCTGATCGGGGAAAATATCCTCGAATAAGTGAACTTATTGGGAATCAGAAGCAAGCCCTGGTGACTCCCCCCATATATAAGGAAGAGGAGCGGGCGACCAAAATGCCCGCCCCAATGGAGCCCAAGCAAGTTGATGCTGATTATGACAGCCCAGGGTACATCGACTTCAGTCCCCGCGAACATATCCCACTTCAACACGAAAGGGAAGCCAGGTTACTTGGCCACTTCTGCAACCTCGTGATTCGGAGGCTGGCCTTATGTCATTCCAAAGTAGAGGAGTGGAAGCTGATAGTTGAGGAATACAACAGCGGAACCATGGCCCCAGAGCTGCTCAAGTTCAGGGGTGAGCGCAAGGAACGGGCTCTGCGGCTCTGGATCGACCAGTATGTCAAATCCAATCAGGACATGTTCGCACTGCTGCATAAGGGCAAGAACATCAGCCATAAACGCAAGGTGACCGAGACCGAGTCCAATGTCCTGCTCAGCATTCTGCTGCATCCCAACCAGATCACCATCGGTTCTGCCATCAACATGCTCAAGGCTCAAGCCAGGCTGGGTTACTTTGAGTCACCCACCAGCAAACCCACCTTGAGAAGGTGGTGCACTGAGTGGATGGAAAACCACCTGGCGACTTGGGAACAGACCCGCAAGGGCAGCAAATACGTGGCGGAACGCATAGTCAAGACCATCCACCGGGATGCCCGTCTCCTGCATGTGGGTCAGGTCTGGGTGGCCGACGGTCATACGCTGGCCTTCGATATCCTCAATCCCCATACCGGTAAAGCTCAACGCATGACCATGATCATGGTCTTCGACTGGGCAAGCCGCTATCCGGTGGGTGCCTCACTCGCCTTTACCGAGGATAGCCAGCATATCCAGACCGCCTTCCGCAATGCCTTCCTCAATACCTCGCACTGGTATCAGCAGACCGATGCCGAAGGGAATACGGTGCAAACCCGGCCACCCTTCGCCTTCGTGCCCGAAGCGGTCTATCTCGACAATGGCAAGGCCTTCAGAGCCAAGCTATTCCACGAGTCCTGGGAAAGGCATGACCTGGAACTCGAATTGGGTGGTGTGTTCCCCAAGTTGGGCATCGAAGCCCACTTCGCGGAGAGCTACAATGCCAAGGCCAAGGTGATCGAACGCTTCTTCAGGACCTTCCAGGAGCAGTTTGAACGTTTCATCAGCAGCTTCCGGGGAGCCAACGTAGCCAACAAGCCCTCCACCCTGATGCGTAACGAGAAGTGGGCAAAAGCCTTATACAAGCGTGAGGCTCCCACCATCCGGGACACGATGCAGATGATCGGCTTCTACATCAGGCACATCTACGGCGAGACCGAGCATGGTGCATTGGAAGGCAAGACACCCTGGCAGGTATTCAGTTCCGCACTGGTACCGGAAGAGCGGATGCTCAGGCCGGATAAGCTCAACTTCATGATGCTGGCCACCGAACGCAAGTCAGTTAGAAACGATGGCATAGTATTCAACAAGCTGCTCTACTGGCACGTCGCCCTGATGGACAATATCGGCAAGCCGGTGATCATCAGATACGACTATGCAGAGGCCAGGTGGATACTGGTCTACGATATGAAAGACAACTTCATCTGCCAGGCAGAGCTGAGACGCAGCCAGCATCCTTTCATCCACATCGATAAGAACAACCCGGTCTCGCATCAGTCCCTCAAGAAGGAATACACGCAGATTAAGAAGCTGCAGCGCTTAACCGAACAGCATGCCCGAGACTTCGTACTGCGTAATCAGGAGGCGGTGGATAATCTCCTCGAACCTTATGTGCGGGAAAGCCTGAACGCACCAAATCCCACCTTTCAACAAGGGAGCATGATCACCGCACCCGAACCTGAGGCTCAAGACCGCATCGAAGAGATGGAGCGGGAACTGGTCAAGGAACTGCCTGAATTGGAATTCATAAAGCCTGAGGAACAGAGCTTCGGAACCGCTAAACCAAACCCAAACACTAAAGATACACCTGATGATACATTATCCGCCGATCCTGATCCCGAAGAGCAGGACGACGATGATGACGAGAGCTTCTACGGCATGCTGAAAAAAGTCGGCATAATCTGACAAGGAGGATCAATGAAACCCAACAAGCTCGTGCAAATCAAGAACGTAGTCAGGGCAGATGCCTGCATCCAGTTCCTGATGAACCGGCCCAAGACCGAGATGGTAGGCTTGGGCCTGATCTACGGCAAGCCCGGCCTGGGCAAGACCACCTATGCCAGCCGCATCGCCTTCATGCGGGGTTACATCTATATGCGGCTGGAATCGACCACCACTCCCAAGTCCTTCGCGGTCGATCTGATGACCGCCCTCTACCGCCGCTTCGGGCTGGGTGAGTTCATCCCCAGCGGCACCACCAACAACATCTTCAAGCACTGCCTGAAGCTCCTGGATGACAATCCGGAGACAGTAATCGTGATCGATGAGATCGACTATGCCTTCAAACATGAACGGCTCTTGGGTGCCATCCGGGACATCGTGGATGTCACCCTCACCATCGTGATCCTGGTCGGGATGCAGGATGCCCGGAACAGGTTGGCCGCCATCAACCGCCACTACTTCGACCGCTGCAACTACTTCTACGAGTTCAGGAAAGTGGGCAGGGACGATATCCGCAAGATCGCCAAGGAAGTGATGGAGATACCGGTGGATGAGTCCATAGTAAACAAGATCGACTTCAACTGCGAAGGCAATCTCCGTAAGGCTGTGAAGATCATGTACATCATCGAGCGGGCCAAGGCCAGCAATCCCCAACTCTCCATTGCCAATCTCGATCTGGGGAGAGACCTATGACCGCCAGAGAACTTGTGCTGAACTTCGTAAACCAGTATAACAAGCCCTTCGATGCACCCCTGGTCGCCAATATGACGGGGCTGGAGATCGGGGAGCTTGAGCCTATCATAAGCGAACTCCTGGAGGACAAGGCCATTAGGTTAGCCAGCCACCGGGAGCCCATCTATGTCCGTAGCAACCGTTTCAACACAACTTTGGACAAGCAATTGCGGGCGCACTGGAGCTTCGATCCCAAGGCAGCCCTAGCACTTCTCGATCTGATCGAACGACGCAGCTTCACCTCGATCAGGAGCATCGCAGAAGCCTTCGGGAGAAGCCGCCAGTGGGTCTTCGTCTATCTGGAAGCCCTGGCTTCGGCTGGAATGATAGGTGTTAACCAGCATGGCTACTGTGTGTTAGCCAGGAAAGATGTCGGCAGGATGGGCATCAGTATCAAGCGAGGCATCCTCAAGGAACTGATCTCCCATCGTTCTGAATTACGCAAGCAGCAGAAGCTGCAAGAAAAGTTGGACGCCCGGCGTCTAAAAGTTGAAGGCTCAAAGCCGCTGGAAAAGAAGATGGAAGCCATTGATAGCTATAAGCAGGTAACCAGGCAGACCCTAAGTAAGCATCCGCCGTTCATCCGGCTGTAATCCAAGCCAAGGAGGTATTCTATGAAGCGTGAAGAGCGAGAACGACAACTCCGTCAGGATATTCACTCCCTGCGGGTTACCAAGTTCGGTTGGACAGTCGAGCAGTTTAAGGGACTGCTCGTGTACCTGGGCATGGGCGATTCTCTGCGGGCTCTGGATGAACTTACCTTAACCGAACTCAAGCTTATCCTCATGCGAGTCCGCAAAGCGGGCCGTCCTGATGAATACACCTATGACAGGCAGGGAATGTACATGCATGCCCTGATGAAGCGTGCCCGGTGGAGCGTCTATGATCTGAGAACTTTTATGATAAGCCACTACAAGAAAAGCCACTGGAACCTACTCGACAAGAAGGAGCGCAGGGCTGTGATCGCCATGCTGCAGAACTATATCAAACAGAATGAAAAGAAAGCCAAATATACAGACAACAAGGAGACATCCAATGGACACACCCAAGACCCCCAAGGCTAAGAAGCCTGTACCCACCCGCATTGACGCTAACGGCCAGAGCATTCCGGTCTCGATCATCAGACCTGAGATCCTCAAGCAGGACGCCATCGTAAGCAAGACCATCAACCGGGCCATCAAGCTGCATAACCGTATGGTAGCTGACAAGAACAAGTTCTTTGAGGACGTGGAGCTCTATCTCCAGCAGGTAGCCGAGAAGAACGGCCTGGATTGGAAGGGCAATGCCGTCCTCAACAGCTTTGACGGCAAGTACAGGGTGGAGATCAGGTTCAAGGAACGCATCCAGTTCGGCATCGAACTTCAACTCGCCAAGCAGAAGATAGACGAGTGCCTGAAAGCCTGGTCCGCCGACTCCAACGTCAACCTCCGGGCCATCATCAGCGAAGCCTTCCAGGTTGACAAGAAAGGCGAGATCGCCAAGTACCGCATCCTGCGCCTGCGCCGTTACAACATCAAGGATAAGACCTGGAAGGAAGCGATGGAGCTGATCGACCAGGCCATCCAGGTGGTAGCCACCAAGCAGTACATCAACTTCTATGAACGAGACGAGTCGGGCCAGTTCCGCCAGATCGTCCTCAACTTCCCCGCCCTGTGAGAAACAGTGGCAGCGTAACTCATCTCTATTTGATCAAAGCACAGGAGAATGAATAATGGCACCTATGAATACCAACACCGCAGAGGAACTGATGAACATCTTCAAAGACGAACGCAATTACCGCACCGATGAGATAGCTGAGATCCTCAGGGTCGACCGCTCCAGCGTCTACCGCTGGATACGTGACATCGGCGATCCTCTGTCGGCTTTCAGAACCAAGGAAAACGGACAGCTGCGCTGCTCCGGCAAAGACCTCAACCTCTACCTGCAGAAGCACAAGGTACGCCCCGAGTATGAGTAACAGCCATGAGTTCCGCATCAAGCGGGACAACTGCAGGGAAGCCTATCTGAACGGCAAGACCGATCCGCTGGAACTGGCGCTGATCTTCGGAGTCTCCGGCATCACCGTCCGTAAGTGGATCAAGTCCGGCAAATGGGACGAGCTGTTCAAGGAAGAGCGCAAGCTCGACCATGAGATCAACTTGGCCCGCAAGAAGGCGCTCATCCAGGCACTGCGGGAATATGCCAAGAACCCGGCGGACACCGCTCTGCAGAGCCTCGTCAGCCTGATCAGGCAGAATCAGAAGGACGCTGAGCCTTCCAAGGAGTTGAACGACTATATCGTCCGCTTCCTGGATCAGGTGACCGACTTCATGATCGAGAAGGGCTATGAGACTATGCTGAAACAGTTTCAAAGTATCGTGCTCGATCTTGCCGAGTACTTACGAGTCAGAAATGGATAGACACATGGTTACCTCCAAACACACCAGCCAACCTACCCTCCAACGAGTGGAGCTACTTCCTCCGGCTCCACGACATCCTGCCTGCCTGACAGCGGAGCCGATCCCCCCGGTTCCGCTGATCCTTCCGGAAAATCGGGGTTCCCGACCAACAGCTTGCTGGGGGTTGGGATGATACCCGGTTATGCCTAAGAAGTTCATTCAGCGGCATAACAAGGCTCTGACGGAGATCGCATCCAAAACGATCTCCGTCTTGCCTTTTATAGACGATAATCCCGAAGCCAAGGCTGAGAGGATCAGGAGAACAACCGGATCAGGCTGGGACGCCTTCTCGTTCTTCTGTCACACCTATTTCCCGCACATCTTCCCGCTACCCTTTTGCCCAGCGCATGAGACCATGTTCGATGAGACTGACAAGGGCTCAGGCATCATCGCCATCACCGGATTTCGTGGGCTGGGCAAAACGGTACTCATGGGAGTGGTCTATCCCATCTGGATGATCATCCAGGGTGAACGCTACGTGATCCATACAGCCGCAGACATAGACCTGGCACAGGAACGCACAGCCTTCACCTTGCATGAGCTTCAGAACAACAAGCGGCTCACTATCGACTATCCGGAGCTGCAACCAGTGGATGCCTTTGATCTGGACTTCTATCTCAAGAATAAAGCGAGAATCAGAGCCAGGAGTATCAAGCAGAGTCATAGAGGCACCATCAATCCCAAGACTGCCAAACGGCCCGGGCCGATCGTCTGTGATGATATCGATAAAGAAGAGAACATGGGCAACCAGTCCATTGGCAAGAGACGCATGGAGAAGATCACCCAGGAACTTGCCGGGGCTCTCTCACCGGAGGGAAATGGCAGGATCGTCTGGCTCGGTAACCTGGTGCATCCCAACTACGCGATCTGCCAGTTTCAGGAGCTGATATTGGGCGAATTACGGGCTGATAACCCTGATCTGGATACAAGGTCGGTTCTGAAAACGCACCAGAAAGCGATATTGCGCTTCTCGCTCGAAGATCGGCAGGGCAAGTCCGTCTGGGAGGCTCAATATCCCACTGCCACCCTGCCTAATCTAAAAGCCAAGTTCGGGTATACCGGATACCAGAGGGAGATGTTAGGGCAGCCAGTCATTGAAGGGAACATTTTTAAAAACCACTGGTTCACTAGATACAAAACTCTGCCTGAGCCATCCCACATGAAGCGGGTCTGGCTTTATGCCGATCCCGCATGGGGTGAGAAAGGCTGTTACAAAGCCATCATCTCCATAGGCTATGACGGCAACAGGTTCTATGTTATTCACGTCTGGATACGTCAGACAGAGAACACCAAGTTCTTCAGATACTACTATGATGCCTATCAGGAGTTGGATCGAATCTACAGAGTCAAAGCCCGGGCAGCCTGTGAAACCACCTACGGTCAGGCACGTATCCTGGCTGACTTCGATCGGTGGGCAAAGGACAACCGTCTGCCATCCATCAGCCACCGGATCAAGCGCATCGATAACAAGGACAACAAGAACCTGCGCATCGAGAGGACCGAAACCATCATCGAGACCGCCAAGCTGCTCTTTCCGGAGGGGCAGGATACACCAACCCTGATATCACAGTTCCTTACCTATCCGGATGGCTATATAGATGGCTGTGATGCCTTGGCTGGCTGTCTGGAGAGGTTCTCAGAATACGATATCGGAAGGAACAGATTCAGGATCAAGAGGTTCGCCTTCTGATGAACTATTACGATAGACTTATGCTGGAGTACTACAGGATACTCAACAATGCTTGGAAGGCTGAGATCAGAGATGCCGCTCGACTTGCCATCCAGATGCTGAGTGACATGCCACGAGCAGAGAAGATCAACCGGGACTCCATAGATAAGCTTATGGGCATCATCAATACCCAGTTGGGAGATGACTTCGCGGCCTTGGTCAATGAGCCCACCAAGGCGATAATAGACCGCTGTGTGCGGCTGGGACTGAGGGACACCCAAGTGCAAGCCCCGATCAAGACCAGCATTGGGCTCTGGGGCATTGAAGATCAGCATCTCTCATCCACCATCCAGAAGCAGCAGTTGTTCTGGATCGGGAATCACTTTGAAGCCGATATCCGCCAAAGCTTTGCAGATACACTATCAAAAGCTATTGAGCAGGGCTATACCAAAGAGATGCTTGCCGATACCCTCGAAGACCAGTTCAATGACCTTGCCAACCGATCCTCCCACTACTGGCAGGGACTGGCTGAGCACACAGCCCTGCGCATCAGGGAATTCGGAAGGTTGCAGGGATACAAGAAAACCAAGGCCAAATACTACAAGCTCTTAGTAATCCTCGATGATCACACCAGTGATATCTGCCGGGCATTGGCTGCCCAGGATAAGATCTATCCCTTAAACGATGCCCTCGAAGTGATGGACAAACTGATGGCTCTTGATACCAAATCCAACAGCCTGGATGATGCCCGGGAATACATCAGAGCCCTCGCACCCTGGGTCAAGGACGATCAGATCGAATACGACTCAGGTATGAACCCGGTAGGTATCTCTGGAGCGCATACTCCGTTTCCCCCGTTTCATTGGAAGTGTAGAACAACAACGGTAATCTGGACTGAGTAGTAGTTGATGACATGTTTCCCACCTGATACATTAGCCGTCTATTCTGTATTACCAGTATCTCGGTCGTATTAAGCTCGAATAAAAAAGAGATTGGCAGAATATCCCCTCTATTTGACTATGTCTAATCAGAAATATAACAAGATAGAGGTTACGTTTGCTGAAAGCTATTCTGGTTACATTCCTAAACGATCTGCAGAAGATCATTAACCGGGGAGACGCCCGGGAAGAGTCCTTTTATCATTGTCTGAAGGACATGATCGAAGCCTATGCCAAGCTGAATAAGATCAGCAAATGCGAAGTGGGTATCCTGCCCAAGACCTCCGAAGCCGGAAACCCGGACTTCCGTGTCTGGAATGGCAAAGCCCACATCACTGGCTATATCGAAACCAAGAAACCGGAGACCTACAAGCTCGACCCCATCGCAGTAAGCGAACAGCTCAAGCGTTACCTGGCTACCTTTCCCAATCTCATCCTCACCAACTTCTATGAGTTCCGTCTCTATCAGCATGGTCAGTTTATAGATAGTGTTACAATTGCCAGTTCGATCAATGCCACCCAGATGCTTATTGCCCATCCAGCTTCGCATTTGATGAGCTTGCAACCTTGCTTGACCGTTATTTCAGCTTTTCCCTGCCTGCCATCACAGACCCCAAGAGTTTGGCTAATGCACTGGCAAAACGTACCCGCTTCCTACGAAACGAAATCATCACCACCCAACTGGCAGAGGAGGATATGCAGGACAAGAAGGTGGTGTTGAACTTCTATGAAACACTCAAGAAGCTGCTGATCAACAATCTGACCATAGAGCAGTTTGCCGACCTATATGCCCAAACCCTCACCTAATTCTTTATCCTGCTGCTGGCACTCTCACCTTTCCTGGTGAAGCCATCAACATGGCCATTGAATAGCAGGCAGGCAAATACGGCGAGGGCACCGTCCATAACCTGATCAAACATCACATCCTGCCCCACTTCCACGCCATTGAACTGATGATGGCGCCCTACACCGTGGGACACCTCAAGATCAGCTACCTGCTGGCGGAACATGGCTATGAATTGTGCGAGGAAAAACGCTTCAAGCTCTATCTCTCCAACACCTTGGAGCCGGACACTCCCCAGCAAACCGAACTGCCCATTGCCCACGACATCAGCGAGGAATGCGCCCTGGCAAACAAGGTCAAGCATGAGGAACCGATCATGGTGATCATGGGAAACCCGCCCTATAGCGGAGCCAGCGAAAACAACAACGCCTGGACGGAAAAGCTGTTGAAGACCGATTTGGACGGCGCGCAGAGTTATTACACCGTTGACGGCATGCCCCTGAACGAAAAGAACCCCAAAGGGCTGCAGGATGACTATGTGAAGTTCCTGCGCTTTGCCCAATGGAAGATACACAAGGCGGGCAAGGGCATCGTGGGCATGATCACCAACCACGGCTATCTGGACAACCCCACCTTCCGCGGCATGCGCCAGAGCCTGATGCGCACCTTCGATGAAATCTATGTGCTCGACCTGCATGGCAACAGTC